TTAGGATCAAGATCTCCACCGCCTTGGTCAGTGCCTTCCGCAAATGGGTTAGCAACCATACCGTAACGAGTCTTAAATCCGATTTTTGGTTGGAATGTATCCTGACCTACTGCTCTGACCATTTGTAGAGGTACATATGGACAGTAGAATAATCCAGCATCGTATGCAGAACTACCTTTGTATCCAGCAACATAGAAATGTCTATCAGATACGTTTGCAGAATAAGGATCAACGTAAACCTTGATTCTTCCGTTCAATGTACCAGCAAGTGTGGAACTATTGTCGTCAGGAAGTAGGTTAGAGTTTCCAGCAAGAGCAGGAGTGTAGTCTAACACACCAGCCATTGAAAGTGCAGATGCAACGTCAGCAGAACATATTAGAATGTTCCCTTTTCCACGACGAGTTTCATGCCCGATTGCGTTCATGTCTCTTTCGATCTGGAATAGAAGTCCCTTGAACTTCTCAACTGACCATCTACCATTGGAGTCAACGTCTAGGTCAAATATACCAGCAGTAGCAGTGTTGTTCTGAGCACCAGGTCTTGCAACCTTGTATACTGTTCTAACAACTTCTCTGTTGATTTCAGCAAGAACCTCAGTTGAGAGGATGTTTGCTAATTCTGACTCAGCGTCTAGTCCGTGGACTGCTTTCAAGTCCTGAGCAAGTTCTAAACTGTACTCTGCTTTTAGCGCACGAGATTTCGCAGTCACTGTGACTTTCTCGATTGAGAAGTTCATTTCAGCGAACTGGTTACCAGATGCATCACCTAATGCTTCTGACTGTGCTGTTGTCATACCAGTGTTAGTAGTATATGTACCACTATCATTGAGTAGACCTGGGTTAGATCCAGACTGTGCTGATTGTCCTAGATCTGATGCAGCGTTCTCTGCTGAGAATTCTGCGTCTGCTTCGTTAAAGAATGCTTCATTGCCTGCGGTTCTGTTTGTACCGTAGCGTGATCTCATTGCGAAGATTAGACCAGTAGGACCAGTCATAGGTTGTACACCAGCAATGTCATAAGCGATTAACTTAGGCATTGATCTTCTTATTAATGAAATCAACACAGGGTCGAAACCAGCAACAGGTCCAGTAGCAGTTGAACTACCACTGAAACCAGCAGTACCAGCACTCATTGTAGGAGCAGCTTCGTTAAGAATGCCTGCCTCTTCTTTGAGGAATGATTCTTGGTTTTCTAGCAAGATTGATGTGACTGCCTTTCTATACTTATCTGAGATGTTATCTAACTCGGAATGTTCTAGAATAGGTGCCCACTTTTCCTGCAAGTGTTCTGAGTTGAACATTTTTCTTGATTTAAAGGATAAATTTTGGATTAGTGTTTACTATAATCACTTTGCCCAGCGGGAAAGTGCATTGACATATGCGCCCATTGTTCCTTCAACAGAAGGTGCATCAACTTCGACGTCCTCAGTGACTGTTGTCGCTTCGGGTTTGCCATTGTTGAAGTATGATTCGCGTATTGTCTTGACCTTCTCGCGGAAGGATTCTTCATTTTCAAACTCAACTGCATCTGTTAGACTAGCAAACTTCTCTTTCTGAGAAACGCTAAGACCGTCAGACAATTCGTTCACTATCCCATTCTTGATATATCCGCCTATCTCATTAGTTAGAGAGACGTTTTCTTCGATTTGTGAATTGAGTTTCTTCTCCATTGTATCGAGTTGTCCAGTCATTTCGTCAACTAGATCAACTTTCTCTTCGGGAACATCTATGAAGTTCTCGGAGAAAACCTGTTTGAGTCCTGCAAGGACTGACTCTGCCATTTCGGTTTTGATACCGTGCTCAATAGCAAGAGCGTTGTCTTTTGCCCATTTGTTAGTTGCGAATGACAGGTACTCATCTACCTTCTCTGCCAATTCGTTCTTAACAGACTCAATTTCTTCTTCTAAGACTTTTGCATAGTCATCATGCATGCGTCCTAGTTCTTCGTTTAAGCGTGAGATCACTGCTGCTTCAAAGATTGTCGCTGCTTTCGCTTTGAACTCTTCGCTTAGATCTTCACCCTCAGTTAGTGCAGCAACATCAGCAGATAGGTCAACTTGTATAGTTTCTTCCTTCTCTTCCTCTGTTATCTCCTCACCTTCTGGTTTGTGTGAAGCATGTACATCACCCTTTGTACTGAACTCTGCCTTCTGTGCAGAAGCATCAGATGGTTTTGTTTGAGGGGGTGTTGCAGTTGGTCCGCCACCAGTCTTATACTTATTAGACTCATCATCTGGTTTGGAATTAGATGGTGTTGGTCCTCCTAGATCCTGATATCCAGGTTGTCCAGGTGTTCCTGCTTCTGACTTAGGCATTGGATCGCCAGGTTTAGCGTTAGCAGTAACACTAGATTCAGTTACAGTTTTTTCAAGTTTGTCAGACATTGTTACTCCGTGTCCTAAGTTATTGTTGAGTTGCTAATTATTATTTATAGTTATAAAGAATTTAAGAATGAATTAAATGCGGAAATCTTCCTTTCTTCAATCTGCGATAGCGCAGCATTGTTAATTCTCTTCTTAATTGAGTCAATATCTTGCTCAGCTATTGCGCCACCAGCAAGTACCCAATCTTTACCTTCCATGATGCCATTAACAAAAGCATCAGGTGCTGACGGATCAGCAACGATATCAGCAGCAGTAGCAAGAACGAAGTCCTCACCTACAACTTTGATACCATTTTCTTCTTTGATAGACCCTAGTCCGCGTGATGAGACTCCTAATTTAACACCTTCATCAAGAAGTTGTTTAGCAATCTTACCCATTGGGGTCTCTAATAAACGTGCTTTACCTACAAAGTTATTACCTTCTTGTTTTAATGAAGTAATTATATGTGATGCACGATCTAAATTGATGGTTGGACCTTCGGGATGACCCAATTCACCTAGCGCACGACCAGTTTTTACAAACTTATCGTTGTATGTCGCTGCCTCTCTTGCAAGAGTTTGTATTGGATAACGTCTACCGTTACGGTTTGTGATTTCACCTTGTAAGAAAACACCCTCTATAAAGGTTTGTTTTTTACCATTCTTACCCTCAGTTATTACAACTTGGGCATCATCAATTTGTTCCGTTATCAGTTTCATCTTTGGGTTCCTCGGTTTGATCAGGTGGAATTGCATCAACAGGTTGCTCAGTGGATTCTGGTCCATCTTCTTGTGGAGCAAACATTGTTTTCCCAACCTCTTTTTTCATATCCTCGATAGAGTCCATGGCAAGAGATTTCATTTGCGTATCTACATAGTCAGAAAGATCTTTCTGTCCAGCAAATAGTGCATTCACGATGTCATTAGCAGATTGAGAAGGCATAATTTATGTGTGTATGTATACTATTTAGATTTCTCCCTTTTTATAGTCCTTATCAGACAAACTGGGTTCCTCGGGAGGCGGTTCTGGTGGTTGCATAGACATTTCCATCTGCGCTTTTTCCATTTGTTGCATCTCAACAGGAGAAACAACTAACCCATCAGCAATTTCTGCTGCCATTTGTTCATCAAGTTCTTGCATTTCGTTGTCAGTCTGGCGTAAGATGTTGCGTCTTAGATACTCAACAGAGAAATATTTTCCTGCATAAGGATCCATTTGTTGCAACATAGCGAGACGTTCATTCATAACTTCCTTCTCTTTCATTTCAGAGAAGTAGTTATCCGCAATAAAGTTGTACTGAACGTGTTCCTTAATCTCATCCCACTCTTCTAAGGTGCAAACACCTTTAAGAACGCATTGAGTTTTAAGGAGATCATTAAATAAATCACTGAACTTCTTACGAAGTCTGGTGACAAACTTCTGAAACTTCACTTCATCACGAGTGATCTCAGCAGATCTACCAATGTTGAATGAGTTATCAGATTCTAAGCGTGACTCGGGTACGTTGAGTGATCGGTAGAGTTTCTTTTGGAAGTACTTGACGTCTTCAAGTTCTCCAAGATTCTGTCCACCTGGGAGAGTAGAGATTTCCGTGCCTCTTCCCCCTTCTCTTCGTGGTAACCAGAAGTCTTCGAGCATTGACATGAATTTCTTGTCATCTCTTATTTCTCCTGTATCAGCGTTGTAAACAAGTTTGTTACGATAGCGGGACATCACCTCACGGAGGTATTGTTCTGCTTTTTGCTTAGGTAAATTACCCACGTCAATATAGAATATCCTACGCTCGGGAGCGCGAGACAATCTATATATAACCAAACTATCCTCAATCATCCTAAGTTGATTAAGTGCCTTGATTGCTTTATGTAGATGTGAGAGAACATAATTTCTCTGCATATCTAACTGACCTGAGTGACAATACGTTATTGCATCAGGTGCAATCTTGATTCCATTGTTCTCATATCCTTTCAGACCTTTGGGTGAGTATATGTAATACTCAACAGAACGCGGAACAATAGAAGCGGTCTGTGGATCTATGGGTTGTAATCTATCTTTTGGTTTATCAAACTCTACAACTTTCTTAATCTTTCTAGGATCAATGTATCTAAGTTCCGTAATACCATTCTTAGGATTCTTAGTATCGATCATCTTATGATAGAATAATCTACCATCTATATACCAACGTCTGAATATATCGTATGCTTTTCTATCGAAATCTAAAAGAACAAGGACGTTATCAAACTCTTCCTTGATTCTTGTCTTTAAGTTTGACGATCCACGGAGGTTTTGAAGATCAATATCTACTGGATGATCGTTCAAGTCCCCTGCTATCGCTTCATTAACAACATCATTGATCGCTGCATCTGCCTCTGGGTGTAGAGACATTTCTCTATAACGACCAATTAAATCTGCTTCGCTTGCCTTATTAGCAGCGTCGCCCATTTCAACATACTGTCCGAAATACCCACCCGCTACTATCGGTTGCGCTGCGTCATCAGATTCTTTACGCACGAAAGAAGGGGTTGCGCCCCCCTTCTTTTTGCGATCAAGAGAATAACCAAATAAATTTGACATTATCGGATCTTACTATAATTACTTCATTATTATTTAGACACGTTCTAAAACGTTACTTTGAAACTTCCTTAGAATTGTATACATCAGTATCGTTCTTAATTGCTTCCCAGTACTGGACTGCGAACTCAACTGTGTACTCCTCAGCAGCATCATTGCTATCCCATGCTAAGTCAATAGCAGAGATATTTACAGGATAGATTCCTTCAAATTTGTATGATTTGATGTCTCCACCTGATCTTGATAACTGTCTTACAGTAGCACTTGTTTGATACTGTGTTGCATTCTCAAAGAAAGATCTGTTCTCAGCAAGTTTACTGATTTTATCTGACCATTCTTCAAAAGCGTTTCTTAACTTAAACCCTTCGTCGTTGATAACAGTAACAGTCCATGGTTCAAATGTTCTGTCTCCTGCAATCTTTAAGACTCTTCCTCTGTATGGAAGTTCAACTGTACCAACAGTAGATGCTGGTAAGTTTGCTCCCTTAACTAGGAATGTTCCAAATTCTGCTAGTGCAGATGGACTAGCGTCTGCTAATCCACCTGGAAAATCTAGTTCAACTTGGAATTGATTGGGGCGGGCAACTTCTCTAACCGAGTTACGGAATGAGATAATGTCCTTAATTACTTCTAATGCCATTAGTTTTACCTATTGTTTTTGTGGTGAATAATAATTACTGTGTTACCTCAGCAAAGGTTGCCCCTGTTCTGGTTGCAGTAAATGTAAGTGTGATGAAGTTAATCGACCTTGTTGGTTTAACAAAGATTTCAGCAAAGAACTCACCACGGTCCTGTGCTTCGGGAGGGTTGTTGCTTTGATCGCAAACAACTAGGTAATCTACAATACCTCTTGCGGATTGAACTCCTCTTAGGTATGGATCAACTAAGTTTTTGAATCCTTTACGAGTAAACTCATCGTTGATTTCAAAGAGTTGATTCTTAGCAGATACAGAGATTGCTCTCTCAATTACTAGGAATAAGCGTCTAACATTGATTCTGTCAAATGCTGATGCTCCTGCTAGTGCAGTCTTATCTCCGTAAAGTATATTTCCTTCACCAGGGAATGATACAATAGGGTTGATTCTTGAACCATATAAACGATCTCTATGATCTTTTAATGGTGAGTATGCTAACTTAACTGCGTTTAATAGTTGTCCTCTGTTGAATCCAGCAGGGGAGAACCATGCTTCTGCGTTAAGTGCGGTGCTTAGTGTTAGACCAGCAACGTCAGCGTTACATGGAAGATAACGATACTTGTCGTTATACTTGTCATACATGTACTTGTAGTTGTTGTCAAACACTGCGTATGATGTAGAAGATAATTGATCGAAGAACTCGATTGTATTTTCTACGATTGTGTTTGTGTTAGGTACACCGATAACAGAATACTTAGGAGGTGAGATGAATGCGATGCAGTCCTTACGGATGTTTGCAACGTCAATCAACTTTTGTGCCTTAGCAAGTGAGTCTGCCTCATTGCTCATGCCTGGACCACCTATGATGTAGTCTATTTCTTCTGTCTCAGGGTCTGTGAATAAGTCGTATGCGTCAAACAACTTGTCTCTTTCTGCTGAATAACCATCAACTCCACCTTTCAAGGAGTATTTGATAGTTGATGTTCCCTTAGTGAACATAACTGGTATTGCGCCAGCAGTTGATCCTGTTGGATCGTCAATGTCAGAGATAGCAGATGTGTTCTTAAAGATATCGAACTGTCTGTTTGTAGCAGTTGTTCCGATATCACCAGTAGCAGTACTATCAAGATCCTGTACAAGTGTTAGTTCGTGTGAACCCCACCAGATATACTCTGAGGAAGTCTTGATTACATCTTTATAGTAGATGTTTGTTCCTTGTGGTGACTTAGCATCAGATGCCTTAGACACATTGAGGAACTTTTCAAGAACTGTTCCTGGTACACCAGTGATTCCTCCGTCTCCATCTAATACAAGGATGTGCATTAGGTCACGGAATCCGTTCTTGTCTGCTGCGTATGCGGAAGTTCCAGGTCTATCTGCAATAGATGACCACTTAGAGTTCTTACCATATACACGAGTTGCGTACTCAGATGCGATAGAAACAATGTTTACGTCGCGTCCTGCTGTTGTTACACCGTCAGCAGCGTATGTTGAACCTTCTTTAATGACTTGGTTAGCAACGAAGTTTGTTGCTCCCTTGTCCATTACAATAGATAATCTTCTGTTAATTGCAGCAATCTTACCGCTATCGCCAGTTGCAGAACCAGGTGATCCGCCACTATTTGATAGTTCTGTGATTGTGTCTCCAACTTCTAGGTAATCAGATGATGTTGTATCAACTGTGATCTCAATCTTTCTAGATGTTGCATCGTATGATACTACATTACCAGTTACGTTACCTGATACAGCAGTGAAGAAGTTACCACCATTGAAAGAACCTACTAGGGTTGATCCCTGCTCTAAGGTAATTTCTAGGACGTAACTATAAATCTGTGAGTAAGATGAAGTTGCTGAAATGTTAACCTTCTTGCCTGGCTCTAACTTATGCTCAGGGTTACCTGTTGTTGGAGTTGCAAGGTATAGGATTTGGTCTGGACCAGCGTCTGTAACTACAACTCTGATTGAGTTACCGTATGTTCCAGGTGTCTTTCCTGCCCACTTCCAGTTATTAGAAGCAGTCTCGACTGTTGCTTCGTACTCATCAAAGTTCTTAATCAATGGAGGAGTAACACCACTTGTTGTTGTCTCATTGATTGTTGTCTTGTTAGTAGTAACAGTTAGAAGTGTTACAGTAACACCGTCAGTGTGTGATGATGCAGCAGTTCCGAGTTGGGCACGAGTTACAGTCAAGTCATTGGTACTGATACCAGTAACTTGCATAATTTCATCAGTGATTCTGATGTAACTGTTAATCTGTACACCTAATGTAGATGCGTTAGTAACAGTTAGAGTTGTATCACTATCAGAGAATGTACCACCCTCATTAATAGTTGTGGTAGTTCCTGCTGCCTCGATCAACATGATCTGAGAAGATGCAGCGTGTGATACCGCAGATGTATTAAGTTGTCCACGAGACACAGCGATGTCCAATCCAGAGATTCCTGTGATTGAGACGATTTCTGAGTCGATCTTTAAAAGATCCCCTGTGTCAAAGTCTGTTGCCTCTGCAACTGTTAGTGTAGTGTCTGTTGCTGAGAATGTTGTATCGGTTACAGTAGTAGTATCAATACTATTCTTTAATGATGTGCTTGTTGCACGAACTACTTTTACTGATCCACCGTACAACATAAATTGTGCAGCAGAGAACCAATACTCGTAATTACTGTCGTTTGGTTTACCAAACTCTTCAACCAGTTGTCTCTCGGACGAGATTACTCTAACCTCATCTACTGGTCCTTTTTCAAAGGTTCCAACTACCGCTGCAATGTTATCAACAGTTGCGTTTACGGTATTAGTCAGATCTCTTTCTAGGACAACGACACCTGGGGAAATTTGTGTGGATGCCATCTGGGTATACTCCTCGGATAAATTTCAATTCGGATGCTACTAATATTTAGAAAAACGTATGTTTCCAGTGGGGAAACAAGACGTGAACATCACCAGTCAGGGTAGGAGTAGGTAGTTATATCAACACTTTTACGTCTTTTCTTAATTCTTATCTTTGTACATGATTTGCACTCATACGAAAAAGCAGAGGGCATAGCACCTCTGTCTTTTCTAGTCTTATAATAGTCAGTCAGTAGATCTTTCTCTATCCCACATGTCTTGCAAACACGTTGTTTTAGGATAAGGTGTTCTAATTCTAAGAAGTCACTTTCGAGGTCCATCCTTCTTTGGTTGTGCAGGATACTCTGATGCGAGTTTCTTACCACTCCTTATAAACTCTTTACTTTTATCTACTTTTATTACCATTAGATTCCGTTCCAGAATGTATCGGTTGGTGTTTGCATATTACGAGATACTAAGAACAGACTTACATTGACCATAAACCATATTAGATTAGTGACCCATGCTTGTCTCCAACAGTATCTACGGTTGGTCTGTACTATATAGAGATTTCTCTCATTTATCTCATCAAAAGGTGATAAGGGTTTTGCTTTAACAATCTGTTCTAGTATTAACGATACCACAAACCCTATTGCAAAAACATAGAACAATAGGTTTAGTAAACCAGCACTAGCGAATAAAAAAGAAATCATTTGTAATCCCACATGTAAGACATATCTCCATACTCATCAGTATGCCATACTTGACCTTCATTGTCAATGATGGTTTCCTGCTCTAATCCGTCACTAACAAATCCAAAAGGTGCCATGTCTGCTTCTATCTGATCCTTCTGCTCTTGATACATTCTCATTCTGACGTCATTGTCATGTAGTTCACGGAAGTAATCTGATGTTGCTAACCATGAGAACATAACCAGACACATAGCAAGGTCATCATTACAACCCTCTTCTGCTTCCCATGCCTGACCTCTCTGTATGAATGTAGTCAGTTCTGCAATGATGTCATAGTCAGATATCAGTAACTTGTCATCTTCTATCAACTGTTTCATATTAGAACACCCTGTCTTCTTGACAGTCGTACTCATCTTAACTCCTAGTTGTACCTTAGTACCAGAGAATCCTTGTCCTACTACCTGTCCTGCACGTCCACGCATAGATGCCATAAGGATATTGTCATACTCCAAGTCAAAGTGCAACATGTCCGCAATCTGCCCGCCAATATCATTTACCTCCACTAATACAAACGCATGGTTGTACGCACACGCGACATCGTATATGGTATTAGGGAATAGCAGTGGTTTAATTGTGTTATTTCTATACTTTGCTACCACCTTATATGGTATTGTTGTCGTGTCTATTACACAGAACGCACTATAATCCTTCGTTACACCCCTTGCTACGTCAACAGTTATACAATATGTCTTATCTTTTTCTGGTTTCTCATATACATCTAGTCCTTTATTCTTTTGTATAGGGTCATCATATGCCATCATCCTCAACTTAGATGCGGAGATAAGAGTATCAACAGATCCCAGGAACTCACACTCAAACTCAACTCTGAACTGTTCCTCTGATGTGTTCGCTATGGTCTGCTCTTTCCATACTGCGTCTCTACCTGGCACCTGTGACCAATGTACCTCAGTGGTAACGTACTCGTTCTTCTGTCTCTCGGCATCATGCCAGAGTTTATAGAACATATTCATACCATGTGGTGTAGATATGATAATAACTTTTGTTGATTTACCAGAAGATATAGTAGGATACACAGAACTGAAAAACTGGTCAGCAATGTGATTCGGAATGAACGCGAATTCGTCCAGAAATATGATATTAAAAGACATACCCCTGACAGCAGAAGCGGAAGTAGAAGCAGCCATGATTTTACTGCCGTTTTCAAGTTCCAAAGAACCTCTGTTCCACTGGTTGATTCCTTGTTGCATCCATTTTGGGAGGTTTTCATAACTTAATTGTAGACGTTGTAGCATTTCCCTAGCAGTCGCTGCCTTGTTTGCAAGGATTGCTACGTTAACATTATCATTAAAGATTACATACCATAACAGATATGATGTAACAACAGTAGACTTACCAGACTGTCTAGGTAACTTAGCAATATTAAATCTATAATCATTAAACTTGTTTACCATGTCTTCTTGGAAGTCATACAAGTCAAATGGTATAAGACCTTTATCTAGTGAGACGATTCTAATATACTTCTTAATAAAATACACAGGGTCCTGAGAACATTTGACGAACTCTTTCACCTGTGACGGAGTAAAACTCTGTGCTACGTTTGCTTTTTTTAGATTAGGGTTACCTAGATACTGATTTTCAGTCGCCATTCATCCACCATTGCCAATTTCTATTAGGTACATCAAACAAGGTATTGTCGATATAATCTTGTGCCCACTCAGGATCGAACCATTGTCCAAGGACTGCCTTGGTTTTCTTGTTCTGCCTTTGTTGCTTACAATACCAGATCTGATCATCCATTCTCTTCATAGTATTTATCCAGTTCTTATCTCTCTCAGCACCATACACATGTTCAATGTATATGTCTAAGTACCTTTCCACTAACTGTACAAACATTCTTTTCTCTTTATCATCTCTTATACGCATGAACTGACAGAAAGGTGAAAATATATCTGCCCACTCTGGTAATGCTCTTGGTTCTTTAAACTTATATTGACTAGCGATTATATCTAAACCATAGTATATACTACTTGCATTATGTACAGGAGAGATATCACAGATCGCAGCAGTAATTACCTTCGGTGTTGCAACTATATCAGCACCAAATATAGGTAAGGGATATTCTGGATTAGGAAAGAACACACAGTGCATGACTTCAATGTTCTTTGTATATCCAGTTTCTAAATGTACTTTCCTTAGACCCTTACACCTATTCATCTCATTAATAATAAACACATCATCGTTTTCTACGATAGGATGTGGATTATCTAAGGGTTTAAGTGCGGGTAAAGTTAATATCTTATGTCTAATTAATGAAGAAACTTCATGAACCAGATTCCCTGTCAACGTATTTTGAGAGGACTTCGAGTTGGTCATGGTATTTTGCCACCTGATCTAGTTCTACTTGGATTGCTTCCATAACATCAGAGTGTTCTCCGATGCCAGCAGGGTTCTCCAAATAGATTTCAATGTTTGCTAAATGTTTTTTGATGTCACCCATAGCATGTGCTTTGAGTGCGTTAATAATAGTTTTTCTCATAGATGGCATCATTCTATTAACGTTCCTTGACTTCTACGAATCTCTTTAAGTGATTCAAAGTCTTTACGTTTGGTACCACCATCATAGCACCATGCGTATCCTTCGTCAATCATCTGTTCATTGAGCGACTTTTCCTCGTCACCCACATATAACCAACCAAGGAGACGACCATACTTACCAACCCCGCCTTTAAGTTCAGTTCGTATAGTGAGTTCATGTTCTCCATTAATCGTGTCCTCCAAAGTTGCTTTCATCCAGTTAGTTGCGTCTATACCTAGTTTCTTTTCTGCAAGGTCTCTCGTTCTCTTCTCAGGAGTATCTATTCCAGCAATTCTGACTCTTTCGTGTTTGTATATATCAAACCCTAAGTCTATTACTACGTCAATAGTGTCACCATCAACTACCTTTGTTATCTCCGTCACTCGAAAGTTGTAACAACTCTTCCTGCTTGGTGGTGTCATTGCTCCCATCGTTCATTTCCTCATAGGCATACTTCATTATATAGGCGATAAGAATCGTCACACTTATGATAAGTATGAGAACCATAATGTTGACTGAATGAACTACAACCATTAGATCATAGACATTGCGTGTTGTAATTCGTGTGCGTGTTTTAGTTCGTCTTCTGCTATCTCTGCTATCTTCTTATCTTCTGGATGATATGCCAAATACTTTATATACGTCTCGAATGCATGTTTCTCTATCTTCATATTAATATCATAAGCAGCAAGAGGATTAGCAAGGTAGTACCCAACCATGATCCAATAATAGATAAGAACAAGGTGCTTTGCAAGAAACCTGTCAATCCAGTATTCATCACCACCTCGTTTTTCCATCTCTTCCAAGTGCTCAGTTTCATTTAATGCCTGATAGAAATGTTCTTTCATTAAGTAGATATGTTCTGGTCCTCTAAGTCCTAATGACTCACGGAAATGTAGAACACTAATAAATGAGAAGTAGGGTGCTCTTGCAATAACTTCTAATACCCAGAATCTTTGGAAGTCTCTACCTCTGTAAAGAAAATCCAAGATGTAAATTGTGGTGTCTAAGACCCAAGTGTTAAACTTCTTCATACCCAAGCAAAGCGTGAGAATAAAAGAGCAACACTAACGGTCCCAAACAAAATACATGATGACCTAATTGGTAAGTCTTTCATTTAATTTCTCTAAACTACCTATATTATATAGGTAATTTTACTTATCCGTGGTTCTGTAACTTCTCTAATTGTGTTGATGCTGACATACTAGGCACGTCATTTAAACCATTGGCATCAAACCAAGGTGCGGTTTCCCAGTCAAACCCTTCTCCAAATGTATTATCTGCTTCTGCAATGTACCAATGACATGATGCGTCTGGAATATCTACTGCACATACTGCCCAGTCATCTGTCCACTGTGGAACTTGTACCCAGATAACAGGTTCTTTATCAAATGCATATGCACTCTGTGTCATACCTAACATGAATGCTAGTATGATTGCCCAAGTAAAAAATCTAGGTATGTGTTTTACTGACGGAGGGTGACCGTTTCCTCGGTACACCTCCATCACATCGTGATAGGAGTATTTCATATCAGCAGTTCCACGCTCGTAGTGATTTATTTATACGAGAGTCAGGGTCACGAGCAGTTTTTGCTGACGTAAGTTTTCGTTTCATGCCTTTCATTCTAGCACAGAAACTTGCTCTTCTTTTATTACCTTTCTTCTTGCTTGGTGCTTTTAAGTCAGAACCAGGATTCTCACGTTCGTAAGACTTTCTCCCTTTCTCATTTAAACCACCTTCTTTATTCTGTCCTTCCTTCTTTGTCCATGCTGCCTCCTTCATCATCTTCTTTTCCTCACAAGTTTTCTCAACACACATCTGACACTTCGGGCAATACTTTTTACCGTCAGGGCAGTTGGATGCTTCTTGTAAGTACTCTTTGAAGGTTAAGATCATGATCTCTTAGCACAATTCAATTCGTGTTTTTCCATCCAAGTTCTTGGACGTGCGTGACCTAACGGTGCAGTTAGTCCACAAAATTGGCATTGATAAACGCCATTGTCATTTCTTTTTGCCATAGTGATAAGTTGAGTTAGGTTTTGTTTTCTTAGGTAGTTTACCGCCCCTTACTTTGGTTGCAGATGTTTCACCTTCACCAGAGGGGTTCTTACCTTTCTTTACTTCTTTGCCAAGGTTGTATGACTTACCAGGTTTTTTAGATTCAGTGTCATGTAATCTAGCGGGTTTCCCTGCCTTCTTAGTAATCACTGATTCCTGTCCATGCTTACGTCCCAAACGACGTGTAAGTTTTCCGAACTTACGCTTAGACATTCCCTTGCCAGGACTTGTTTGATAGGATACTTCCCTACCAGTAGATCCATCATCATACTTGTAACTACCGACTGATTTTTTAAAACCAATCCCTTTCTTTTTAAGATCCTTTTCTAGTCCTTTACGACTAGCACGGTTCTTTTTTTCGTCTGTACCTCTGTCTGCTGCTATATTACCAGTAGTCTGGTTCTTTGCTTTTGACATCATACGAGCACGATCATTTCCTTCTTTGAGGAAATCAGAGAATGACATTACATTCTCTTTCTGCATCTTCTTCTTTTGCCATGAGTCAAGTGCTTGGTCAGGACGTTTGCCCTTTGACATTTCACTCTTCTTATGTGCTTGGAACTTAGCAGCGGAATCTGCTTTTGATTTCCTTTCAGCAGCAGCAGATGCTGCTTGCTTTGCTACGTTCGCTTTTGCCTTATCCTGGACTGCTTGCAGTTTTGGATTAAGTGCCTCACCCATTATAGCATTCTTTCCGTATTTTTGTCTAATGTCTGCTTTTACCTTGTCTAATGCATTGCCAGGACGCTTCCATGTGTTGCCCTGACCAGGTGTAGCAACGTTTTTCTTTGCTAATGGTTTGATTTTTCCTTCGTCTCTTAGACGATCATACCCTTCTTCTTTTACAACCTTCTTATATTTTGATAGGGTTTTTACACCACGCTTCTCTTTGTGTGCTTTGTGTCTCTTATCCATTGACACAAGTCTCTCAGCAGGATCAGCAGCATTACCACCCTCACCTGTATGTCTTACGTTTCTGACAGATGCTTTAC